ACAGACCATTTTCGTGCCTCTAGAATCATATGGTATAAAGACAGCTGGGCAAAATAACAAAATAATCATTTCAGCATTGGTCACTCATATGACTAAAACAAAAATAAAAAACGACTGGCTTTTTATTTTTACATACAATCATGAGTGATACATTTTACCAATGATTAAATGATACAATACCCAGCTGTTGTTAGAGAGACACGATGATGATGATAGCACGATGAGTGCTAACTTCAAGATGGTGGGGTCTTGTGGAGCAAGAGCAAGACCCTACCTGAATTGAAGTTAATGGTAGTGAAGTGATAAGCATCAATCTTGCTTCTTGGATTCGCAAGAAGTATCTAGCGAAATGGGTTCGACACCCGTTTCGGTGGATAAAACTCCAGCAAGATCAAGGGGTTACACCGTGTGACTTGACATGTTGATAGAGGGCTGTGTATTATCATTCAAAGAGATTATGGGTCTAGGATATGACTAAAGCAAACAAACAACAACAAGAGAAGTACAAGGGTAAGATAGTACCCATGAACGAAATTGAGAGCAATGCGAAGACATTGCGACCTTTGAGTGATATCACGGATGCACAAGCAGAACTGGTACACATGATGTTGCATGATGGTTGCAACCCAACAGAAGCAAGTAAACGTCTGGGTAGGAATAAGGCATGGGCATATAAAACCATTGTAAAACAACATGTTATCGACTACCGACAGAAGTTAAGCATGATGACATTGGGATGGGATGCCACACAGGCATTGGCAACCATGAGAGAACTGTTGCAAGCAAAGAGTAACTACATCAGACTTGAAGCCAGTAAAGATCTGATGGACAGAGCAGGACTAAAGGTTGAGCCAGTACGAGGAGCCAACACCAACGTAAGTATAAACTTCAACATTGATTAAACAACACGAGAAACTTGTATAGGGGGACCCATTTGATGCAAGGCACACTGACAAAAGTCACTTAAAAACTGTGGTGCAATAAAACAAAAAAGTAAACCACATGCACGATAGTATTGTGAAAAGTATTAACCTAAAAAAAATTTTACTATACAAAGGTCAATTTAACAAAGGAGTTAATTATGGGTGAAGAAGCAAGTGTCTCTAATGACCCTTCTGAACAGAAGAAAAGAGATAAAGCAATGCAAGAGATGTATGAGAAAGAATCTTTAAGAAATACTAAAGATCGTCAATCATCTTTTGATAACTATGGAGAGAGTCGTAAAGCAGCTGAAAAGGGTATAGACGACATGATGTCTGCTAAAGACTCTATTGCAGTAAGAGACAATGCAAGAATGGCAATGGAGCTAGAAGAGAAAGCAGATAAAGGTTTATTAACTGGCAGTCGTACTGGTGACATGTTTATCCCAGGTGCTAACATTCTCAGTCTTGTACAGAGCAAAACTCTCAAAGGAGCAGCTAGAACTCTTAGAGAAGGTGGCAGAGCTATATTAGACGAAAGAGGTTCTGTTGTAGGTGCTGCAAAGTATGATATGGATGGCAATGTCATTGCTGGTTCTTATTATGGTCAATCAGAATATGACCCAACAAAAACTGTTGAGCCTGATGAAAGTCCTGAAGCTGAAGGAGCTATGGCTAAAAAAGATGGAACTGGAGAAAGTGGTGTTGAAGTTCCAAAGGCAAAGAAGCCAGCTGCAAGTAGAAGATCATTGATAGCTGGTGGTGGTGGAGCAAGTCGTAGAGTATTCTTTTGAATCTCGACTACAAACCTCCTGGGAATGTTGCCAAGGCTTTCATGAAGGATGGCTCTTTTGTTCGTGGAATAAGAGGGCCAGTAGGATCAGGGAAGTCCGTAACTTGTTGCATGGAAATCATGCGAAAGGCAGTATCTCAAAAACCAAATGCACAGAATGTGCGAAAGTCCAGATGGGCAGTAATAAGAAATACCAATCCTCAACTCAAAACTACTACTATCAAAACTTGGAGAGATTGGTTTACTGATGAACTAGGGAGATTTGTATGGTCACCTCCGTATACTCACAATATATGCATTGCATTACCAGACAAAACGACTGTTGAACTAGAAGTAATATTCTTAGCATTAGATAAGACAGAAGATGTCAAGAAGCTATTATCTCTTGAATTAACTGGTGTTTGGATCAATGAGGCCCGTGAAATTAATAAAAACATCGTTGATGCATGCACTATGCGTGTTGGGCGTTTTCCTTCTATGCGTGATGGTGGTCCTAGCTGGTTTGGGGTAATTATGGACACAAACAGCCCTGATGAATCCCATTGGTGGGGGATTATGGCTGGAGAAGTACCCATACCAGAGTATCTAACTACTGATGAAAAGCTACTTATGGTCAAGCCTGATGACTGGAACTTTTTTTCCCAACCAAGTGCAATGTTTGAAAAGAAGGATGAACATGGTAATTTAAGTGGTTATACACCTAATTTAGATTCTGAAAACCGATCTAATCTTAATGCTGCTTACTATGAAAAGATTATTCTTGGTAAGTCACCAGCTTGGGTAACTGTTTATGTTTTAAATAAATATCAAGCTATATTAGATGGTAAACCTGTTTATCCTACGTTTAAAAGAGAAACCCATGTTGCTAAAGAACCATTAACTCCTGAGCCACATTCTGATGTTTATGTAGGTATAGATTTTGGCAGAAGTCCATCAGCTATATTTTGTCAATTCCATAACAATAGATGGATTATATTTCATGAGTATCTAGCAAAAGATATGGGTGCAACAAGATTTGCTGACTTACTTAAAAAAGATATAGCTAGAAATGGCTATGAAAAATTACCATTAAAATTTATTGGAGATCCAGCTGGTAACCAAATGGCTCAAACATCTGAGCATACTCCTTTTATGATTCTAAGAGCAGCTGGTATACAATGCTATCCAGCTCCTACAAATGACATTGCAGTTAGAGTAGAAGCAGTAGAATCTGTATTGAACAAAATGACAGAAGGCTATCCATCAATTCTTATATCTCCTACATGCACAAACCTCATCTCTGGCTTTGAAGGTGGATATCAGTATAAAAGAATATACTATATGTCCAATGAGAGATATGAAGATAGACCTGATAAAAACAGATTTAGTCATGTTCATGATGCTTTACAGTATGCATTTCTTGGAGGTGGGGAAGGTCGTAGAGTAATATTAGGTGGGAGAAATCCAACATCCCCTACCATTGTCCAACGAGTAGGTAATCCCTTTGCAAGATTACGAACTACAAGACAAAGAGGAAGATTGGCTAGAAGTTTATGAAATGGATTATAGCTTTTTGCGATGCTAAGAACATAGGTATATGGAAACTGTTTACAAAACACAGAAAAGGTTTCTCACATTGTTTTGCAGTTCAGTATATACCTGATGTAAAACATTGGATATGCATGGAATTTGTAACCAGAGGATTCAAAGCAAAAATCCTAACAGAAGATGAAGCCACTCACATGGTTGGTTTCATGGTTAAATACTGCAAATGTATTGAATATCAGCCAACAGATAAGCCAATATACGTTCCTAGATGGTTATATTGTGTTAGTTTTATTAAACATTTATGTAATGTTCGTAAATTTTGGATACTTACCCCTTATCAATTGTATTGTGAATTGAAAAAAAGGGGTGGAAAAAGCATATTTGAAGATAACAAGGAGAATAGTAATGGGCAACCTCAATCCGTTTAAAACACCTAAAATGCCACAACAATCACCAGAAGATCAAAAAGCTTTAGCAGATTTAAGAAAACAGCAACAACAAGAAGCTGCTGATCTAGAAAATGCAAAGAAAGAAAGAATAAGAAAAATTGCTGGTAATTTAGTTGGCCCTAAATCAACTCAATCTAAACAGTTAGAAGGTTTTACTGGATTTAGAGATGATGATGATGAAGATGAATTAGGTTTAAAAAATCGTAGTAAAACTAGAACTATGGGTAAAGTCAAAATAGGATATTAAAATGGAAAGATATGATTCTGATCCAGCACCTTCCGTAAGCCAAGGTCAAGATGCTAAATATAAAAAGATAATGGACAAGTATCAAAAAGCCAAAAGCAGATGGAATACTTGGACAGATGTTTGGGAAGAAATATATGATTATGTATTTCCTGATAGAGAAAGTTTTTATGGAGAGATGTATGGTTCTCGAAGAACTGAAAAAGTCTATGATGAAACTGCTAGTACTGGAGTACCAAGATTTGCATCAAGATTACAACTAGGATTTTTTCCTCCAAATGGCAATGCTTTTAAATTAATAGCTGGACCAGAAATACCTGATGAAGCAGTAACACCAAATCTAGAATTTGAATTAAATAAAATTACAGAGATTATCCATGAGGGGTTAAGAAACAGTAACTTTAATGCAGAGTTTCATGAAGGTCTACAAGATTTGGGTATTGGTACTATGAATATGTTAGTAGAGCCAGGAAGGTTTTTAGGAGATCTGCATTTTACAGCAGTTCCTCCAACTAATCTTGCTCTTATTGGTGGTGGCATGGATCAGGTTACTGGATGGTTTAGATGGATGTATGATTGTGATATTACAGATATTAAACATAGATATCCATATATTAAGTATACACCTGAGATGGAAGCTATACAAAAAAGAGACCCAAGAAGAAAAACAAGAATAATAGAAGCTACTTGTTATGATCCTGATGACAAGTTTAAAGATGAACATTCTTACTATATTATTTCAGAAACAGATAAAGCTATATTATATGAAACAAAACTAAAAGGCAGAGGTTCTGTACCTTGGATTACGACTAGATGGTCTAAGTCTGGATTTGAAGTTTGGGGTAGAGGCCCAGTACTACAAGCTATGCCAGCAATCAAAACATTGAACTTAACTATTCAGCTTATATTAGAAAATGCTGAGATGGCTATAGGTGGTGCTTATGTTTATGATGATGATGGAGTATTTAATCCTGATAACATAACAATACAACCTGGAACATTTATACCAAGAAGTCCTGGCTCTCAAATTCAAAATTTACAGAGTCCAGCTAGATTTGATGTTGCACAACTTATTCTAGATGACATGAGAAGAAATGTCCGTAAAGCTATGTTTATTGATGAATTAGATTCAAGACCAAATGCAAAGACTCCATTATCTGCTACAGAAGTTTCTGAGAGATTAGCCGATGTAGCAAGAGACATGGGAGCAGTTGCTGGTCGTATGCAAAAAGAATTTCTTATGCCTTTGGTAGAAAGAATTGTTTTTATTTATAGTCAACAAGGCATCATAAACATTCCAAAAATAGATGGCAGAGAAATAAAAATTGTACCTGTATCACCTTTATTAAGGGCCCAAGATCTACAAGACGTTGCTGATTTTACTAGATTCAATCAAGCTATTGCTGGTACATTTGGACAAGAGATTGGTCCAGCATTGTTGAATCAAGAAAATGTAGTCAAGTTCTTAGCAGAGAAATTTGGGATGAAGCCAGAGTTGTTAGCTAAGCAAGAGCAAGTTGAAAGCAACATGCAAATGGCAATGCAACTATTACAAGGAGGTATGAGTGAACAAAATCAAACAGGAGGTAATTAATTCAGTAGATGGTCGGAAGTACCCTCCAAATGTTGAAGATGATCTTAATAGTAAAGCCAATGCACTATTTTCTGAAGGTATTGGTAAAAAGTTTCTCCAGTATCTTGAAGGCATTACAACGAACAATGTACATGGTCCAGGATTGGGAATTGAGAGTTTGGCACACTATGAAGGACAAAGATACATTGTGGGAATTATTAAAGCACGAACTGAAATGGGCAAAAAGATCCCAGACCAATCAATTGAAAGGAGAGTCGAGTAATGTCAGGAAAACCAACAAATCCTAAACTATATGCAAGAGCAAAAGCTATAGTTAAAGCAAGAGTAAAGAAATGGCCTTCAGCTTATGCATCAGGTCAGCTTGTAAGACAGTATAAAAAGATGGGTGGAAAGTACGCTTAATGAGTTTAACTAAGTGGTTCAATGAGAAGTGGGTTGATATATCTACAAAGAAAGATGGTAAACATCCAAAGTGTGGTCGGTCTAAAGGCGATGGTAGAGGTTACCCAAAATGTGTACCACAAAGAAAGGCAATGATGATGAGTGCTAAAGAAAAGAAACAAGCCACTAATAGAAAAAGAGCTACCAATCCTAGTGGTGGTGGCAAAACACCAACATATGCGAGGACTTAGAAAATGGCAAAGACTCCAGCTTGGCAAAGAAAAGAAGGTAAAAGTCCATCAGGAGGACTCAATGCAAGGGGTCGTGCTAGTCTTAGGCGTCAAGGGAAAAATATCAAACGACCAGTTTCTAGAAAACAAGCGAAGAAAAGCCCAAAGGCAGCTGCTAGAAGAAGGTCGTTCTGTAAAAGAATGATGGGTATGAAAAAGAAGCTAACTAGCAAAAAGGTTGCAAATGATCCAAATAGTCGTATAAATAAATCATTACGAAAATGGGATTGCTAAGGAGGTATCATGAATGAACAAGCAGTTACAGAAAGCAATGAAAGCACCGATCAAGCCGAAATCCAAGAAGCAGAGCAAACTACGGAGAAAACTGAATCAGCTGAAAGCAGACCAGAATGGCTTGACGAAAAATTTGAAAGTGGAGAGCAACTCCAAAACAGCTACAACCAGCTACAACAAAAGTTCCATGAAAGAAGGGATAACCTTCGTAACGAACTTATTAACGAACTTAATGAAGAAAGCCAAGAAGGTGTGCCTGAAAGTGCTGGAGATTATCGTATTCATGCCTCTGCGTTTGGTTTGGAAGATCTTGAAGGGGTTGATGAAGAAACTATCCAAGCAGTAAAAGATGATCCACAAGTCAACTGGCTTATGGAGAAAGCTCATCAGTTTGGTCTAACGAATGATGAGTTCAATACTGTTATTTCTGAGTTTAGAGAGATGGATCAAACTAAAGGTCCAGACTGGAATGAAGAATCACAGATACTAGGTGAACATGCAGATGCAAGATTAGAAAGAATTGCTGCTTGGGCAGAATCTTCTTTACCTGAAGATGCATATAAAGTTTTTGCTAGTATACCAGCATCAGCTGGCATGGTTCATTTGTTTGAGAATTTAATGGAACTAAATGGTCAACCTAAATTTAATATGGTTAGTGAGACACAGTTCCAAGAAAGAGTATCAAAAGAAGATCTTAATGCAGCTATGAAAGATGAGAGATACTGGAAGAATGGTGGAGATCCATCTTATATAGCAAAAGTAAGAGCTATGTCCAGAGAAGTGGCTAGAGAAAAAGCACAGTAATGTGAATAAACATCTTTTTGTTTTTAATGCATAGTATATATAGTTTGGCTCGTTAAGTGAGATTTGTAGCCCAGGCATGGATAACTACTAATATAATCGAATAAGGCGAATAACCGACTGGAAACTATAACTTTTTAACAAGGAGCTTGTATGGCTAATCCAAGTATAAGCACTTCCTTTATTGAGGAGTTTGAGTCTGGCGTTCATATGGCATATCAACGTATGGGTTCAAAGCTGAGAAATACAGTCAGAACTCGTAATGGTGTCAAGAACAAGACCACATTCCAGAAAATCGGTAAAGGTTTTGCAACAACTAAGGCTAGACATGGAAACATAGCACCAATGAACTTAGCACACACTAATGTATCAGTTACGTTAGAAGACTATTTTGCTGGTGAATGGGTCGATGATCTAGACCAATTAAGAATCAATCATGATGAAATGGTAGTAGCTCAACAATCAGGTGCATATGCATTAGGTCGTAAGACAGATGATCTAATTCTAGCTGCAATGACAACGACTACATCTGCACATGATGAGACTACAAATGGTATAACTTTAGCATGGGCATTAGAACTCATGGAAAAGTTTGGTAATAATAGTGTACCAGATGATGGTAGAAGATTTGTAGCAGTAGGTTGGGAGCAATGGTCTCAACTAATGTCTATCGATCAATTCTCTAGAGCTGAATACATTGGAACAGAGCAACTTCCATTTCCAAGTGGAATGACTGCTAAACAATGGTTAGGTTTTATGTGGTTTCCACACTCTGGTCTAACACAGACTAATGGTAGTGGTGCAGCTGGCACAACTCATGTTGAGTGTTTTGCTTATCATGCAGATGCAATTGCACATGCTATTGGTGCTGATATATCTTCAAATATGCAGTATCACAACGATAAGGACAGTTACTTTGTAATGAACAAAATGCAAATGAACTCTGTACTTATTGATGCTGAAGGTGTATTTGAACTAGAGCTAAAGAAATAGGGGGTAGATATGGCGTTTATACAATCAGATTTAGCCCTTGTTAGTTACTCTGGTAATGGCTTTCATATATGGCACTATAAGTCAAATGATGCTGCAACAGTAATCGATGGAGCTGGTTATTTTAATAACATGGCAAAAGAGATGAATGTTGGAGATATCATCTTTGCAAACACAGACGTAGATGGCACACCTGTCTATGGTATGTTTGTGGTCAATGCAAATGATGGCTCAACAGTTGACGTTGCTAATATAACACAAGTCGGAAGCTCAGATTCAGACTAATGGCAATTAAAGCTAAAAAAAAGAAGGTTGAGGAAGCAAAAGCTCCTCAGCCTACTTCATTGATTAAATTTGGATCTAAAGTTAAATTAGGTAAAAGAGTAAAAACCAATGGCAAATTACAATAAAAAAAAGAAAAAGAAAAAAGTAATCAAAACTATGAATAATAAGAAAAAAGGTTCTTATTAATGTCAGAAGATTTTAAGAAAACTAAAACATATAAAGTTCTAAAAAAAGCAAAAGATATTGGTGAGCATTTTGCTAATAATCCAAGTCATATCATAGGGGCCCAAGCTGCAACTATTGGAACTATGTATGCTGGATATAAATTCGATACTAGAAAAAGACCACCAAAGACATTAAGTAATAATCCTAAACTAAGAAATAAAGTTAAAACAAGATACGATAATAGAATGTCTTTTATGAAAGCTAAAGCTGATCAATTATCAAGATCATCTGTTAATGCTGGATATAATAGAAACTTTGAAAGAGTATATCCTGAAAGAGGTAATCAATTTAACAAGTCTTTTCAAACTGGTAAACCAGTAGTTAATAACCCTAATAAACCAAATCCTAAAATCTCATCTAATACTGGCTCTAATTATGCCAAGTCAGCACAGATTGTAAATAAAGGTAATCAGAAGTTTGCTGAATTTGGTCGTAAATATAATAGATTAGCTGGTGCTTTTGAAAAAGATAAAATTAAAGCATCTGCAAAACCTAGTAAGGTTGTTAAGTTTTTAGGTAATTTGAAAAAACTAAGTCCCTTTGGTTTGGTTGGTGCAATTATGACTCCAAAAGAAGCTGGAGCTGGATCTACTTTAACACAAACTGGAGAGTATGTACCAAGAAAGAAAGTGAAGACATACTAAATGCCAAATACTGCAAGTACTGATATTGAGGTAGCACAAAGAGCAATGGTTTTAGTAGGCATGAATCCATTGTCTACATTTACAGAAGCTACTGATGAAGCTTTAGTTATGAATACGACTTATGAAGATATCGTACAAGACTGCCTTGCACAGCATAACTGGAACTTTGCAACAGGACAAAAACAACTACCAAGATTATCCGATGTTCCCCTTGATCGATGGTCAGCTGCTTATGCCTTACCAACTGAGCCAGCTGTTGTGCAAGTGCAGACCGTGACAGTAGATAGTGTAGTTCAACAATATGATATCTATGAAAAGTATTTATATATAAATGCAGATGTAAATGATGATGTTATTTTAAGTTATATATTTAGACCAGCTACTTCTCAATGGCCTCCAGCTTTTACATTATGGGTTGTTTACAGACTTGCTGGTATATTAGCATTATCTGTTATTAGAAAAGGCGATATTGCAAATAGCTATGCCACATTAGCAGAGAATCAATTTAGAAGAGCTAAATCTAGAGATTCACAACAAACATCAACACAATCAATTAATCTAAGTAGATTTACAAGAGTTAGACTTGGTAGTAATCTTTATGCTAGAATAGAAGGCGAAACAGTTGAATGACATTATTAAGACAGTATGTAACCAATTTTTCTTCAGGAGAGCTAAGTCCTTTACTGAGTAGTAGACTAGATGCTCAAGCTTATAAGAATGGTGCATTTCGACTTCGTAATGTAAGATTAAGATCTCAGGGTGGAGTTACTAGAAGACCTGGACTTAGATATCATCAAACAATTAGTAATCTAACATATCAAACAGAAGCTTATATCTATGATGAAGATGAAGCTTATATTCTTTTATTTAGTGCTGGTGAACTTAGAATTATAGATGATTCTAATCCTACTGTAATACTTGATACTATAGGAAGCTGCCCTTGGACTGCTAATGAAATAGGCCAGTTAGTTGTTACACAAACTGGTGATACCATGTTTATAGCTCATCCTAATTTTATGATAAGAAGACTTACAAGACAAACTGCTAGTTCATTTAGTTTGTCTAATTTTGTATTTGATAGTTCTGATGGCATGGTGTTTCAACCATATTTTAAATTTGCACCTGGCTCCGTGTCAGTTACACCTAGCACTACTTCTGGAACTAATGTAAATTTAACTGCATCTGCACCTTCGTTTAGTGCTGATTATGTTGGGTTGCATATAAAACTTATTGATTCAGCTGGAAACGAAAGACATTTTCAAGTTACTGGATATACAAGTGATACAGTTCTTGTAGGTACGTTATCTGGAGGTTTGGCTAATACACAAGCTATATTGTCTTGGGCAGAGCCAGTACTGAGTACACCTAGAGGATTTGCTAGAACTGTACAGTTTCACGATCAGAGATTTATTATAGGTGGTAGTAAGGATTTACCAAACTTTTTATTTATGAGTAAAGTTGCAGAGTTTTTTAACTTTGATCTAGGCAATGCTTCAGATTCTGATGCTATACAAATACAGATAGCTGAAAACCAAGTATCAGAAATAAAAGCAATGCAATCTTTTAGATTCTTGACAATCTTTACATCTGAGCAAGAACTCTATGTGCCTACATCAGAAAACAGACCTCTGGCTCCTTCAACGATTACAGTTAAGAAGCAAACTGGATTTGGTAGTGGTACTGTGCAACCTGAAGAATTTGATGGAGCCATTGTATTTTTAACCAAGTCAAAAGGTGCTGTTCGTGAATTTGTATTTAGTGATATATCACAAGCTTACAATGCAGATTCTATAACATTGTTATCTGAACATCTAATTGGAACGCCATTAGAAATAGAAGCACAAAGAGAAGCACCAGACCAAATGGAGTCTTATTTATATCTTGTCAATGCAGAAGGTACGTTACCAGTATTTATGTCAATTCGTAAAGAAACATTACAAGGTTGGGCAAGATATGAAACTAATGGATTATTTAAGAGTATAGTTAACGTAAATAGAAAAATGTATTGTGTAATAGAAAGAACTATCAATGGTGCAACTATTACAAGTTTAGAGCAGTTTGATAATTCTTTTCATTTAGATATGGCAACAAAACAAACTAACAGTACTGCACAGAAAACATGGACTGTATCTCATTTACCTAATACAGCAGTTAAAATTAAGTCTGGTAATTACAGCCTTGGTGAATTTACAACAAATAGTAGTGGTCAAATTACTTTAGTCGATGGTGTAAAAGAAGTAGAAATAGGATTATCTTATACACCTGAGATAACAACATTGCCACCTGAAACACAACTCCAAGATGGTATTACTGTTGGGCAGAAAAGACGAATTGTTAGAACTGTGCTGGATATAGTAAGTACTTTGAATGTGAAAGCACAAGGAACTAAAATTTTGGTAAGATCTGTTACAGATGACTTTTCATTAGAACCACAACCAATAACTAGGAGAGAAGAAGTTTTTATGTTAGGTTGGAACTTATTAGGTAGAGTGACTATTACTCAAGATGAACCATTACCATTAACATTGAATGGTGTAATGCTGGAGGTAGAGGTATAATGGGTGGATATGGACATGCAGCTATGGCTGCTCTGACTGTTGTCAATGGCATGAATGAACAGAAAAGAATGAACAAGATTGCCAGGGGTTATGAAGAACAAGCTGATAATGTAAGTTTAGAAGTAAATGATGAAGTTATTGCTATTGAGCAAAACTTTGAAGATCAACTATCTATATTAGATTCTTCATTTGCTGGCAGAGGTGTATCTGTTAATCAAGATGGAACAATGCAAGCTCTTAGGCAAAGAGAAAAGAAAGTAGCACAAAAAGATACTACAAAAGTAAGAGCTATGGGTGCAAACAAAAAGCAACAACTAAGATTAGGTGCATACGATGCAAGGGCCAAAGGTAAACAAGCTATGACAAATGCTTTAATTCAAGGAGCTGGTCAAGGCACTAAAGCTTATTCATTTTATGCTGATCCTAAAATTACATTTAGTGGCACACAATCTAGAGTTGGTAAACAGCTTAATCCATCAAAGAAGAAAAGGTTTGGTTAATGGTATATCAGCCAAGTAAAAGAACTGGTCGAGTTAAATTTAGAAATGTTGGAAACGTATATACTCCACAACCATCTAACACAATAAATACCTTAGTTAAAACAGTAGATTCTGCTATTGATACTTTAGGTAAAAGCCAATTTGAAAATGCAAAACTCTCTGCTATTTCTCAAGGAGAGATTAATGCATATGGAATCACTAAAGATGGCCAAATAGATTTATCATTATTAGACACTAGTGGCATAGATGTAGATGCTGGTGCTTTTAACTTTATGAATAATATTCAGAAAAATGCAGCAGTACAGTTATATAAAGATAATTTATACTCTAATGTTGCAAATGATATTATTGTAAAAGCAAATAGTGATGCAGATAAATTATTTGCTGAAAATAATGACAATCCATCTGTTATAAAAAATGGTATAACTACATTTAAAAATTCATTAAAATTTGATTCTGCACCTGATGATTTTAAAAACTATATAGACCATCATATAACCCAAGCCTATGGCTCAGCTATTAGTAAAGCTACTGCCAATCAGATTAGAAATACAAGAATTAAAAACATAAATGGTGCAACAACTGCATTTCAAAATAAAAATATACATCTTAATACTTCATTATCGACTTACATGACCAGTAAAGATGAAAAGGTAAAAAATAGAATTACCCAAGATTTTAATGAAGGCATTATAGATTTATTAAAAGTTACAGTTGCTAATAAAGGTGACACAGATAATGTTATGAAAAGCATTAACAATAGCGTTATGAATTTAGCACAAACTTACTTTACAAAAACTGTAAACGATATTGCTTCTAATCAAGGAGAAGATGCTGCACGACTATATCTTGCTAACTTGACAGATAATTTAGTAAAAGATCCATTATATCTTAAAAAAGAATTAGAGAAAAATGGCATAGTTATATCTGATAAAGTAAAAGATAAGATCGGTACAAAGTTCAGTCTAAACTCTATATTTGCTAGTACTGATAATTTTTTAGAGATGGCAAACACAGCTTTTAAAATACAAAAAGAAAAAAGAAATGCTGAACAAAATACAAAAAAAACTAAAGATCAATTAATTTATAATGCTATTAGTGAAAAAATCATTAAGTATGAAATTGCTGCTTTAAGTGGTAAAACACTACCAGCTTTGCCTACAATTAATGACATCAATAGTGCTAATTTTATTAGTAATAAAGCCTCAGGTTATAAAGTTGATTTATTAAACAAACTAAAAGCTGCAAACTTTACAAAACTGAATCTAGATAGAGAAGGCAATAATAACGAAAACAAAAAACTAGAAGGACAAATAAAAAGTCTACTCATACGTTACAATGCTCAAACTTGGGAATCTACTAGAGAGAAAACAAAACAAGACTTTATGAAAAATTATGCAATGGTTAATGATACTGGTATTCTTAGCACAGACGTTAATGAAAAAGTTGCAAACATGTTAGATAAAAATAGGTATGAAATAATTACAGAAGCAAAAGAGTTACTTAAAGATTGGGAGGTTGATAAAACTGGCTTTAAAGGTGGGCTTTATCAACAAGTTATAGAAGCTGAACAAAAATATCTTGATGGTGTTGCTAAATCAGAAAATGCAGTAAAAGTTGCTTTTGCTAATAGTGTATTTGAAATAGCTGATACAAGTCCATCTAATATGAGTGTTGCACCAAGTAAATTAAAACCAATAATTGATTCTGCAATAGCTTATGCTCAGTCTAAAGGTGACTTAGATCAAGCATATAGACTTTCACAAAGACTACAAAAGTATAACAAACAATGGCGTGATGCAATGTCAAAAGCCAATAGATATAAAGCTATGAAAGAAAACATAGAAGGTAAAAATAATAAGTTTGACTACGATCAAAAAGATTTAGAAGGCATGTTCAAGTATTATCAAATATTACCTGAACTTGAAAATATGGATATAAATGATGACAGTAAAATTAATGCAAATTCACAAGTAATTGCATCAGCTGTAAATAAATATGGCTATATACCACCAGCCTTTAAAGATTTAATGCAAAATATGTTTCTTACAGATAATGACAAGACTTACGATAGAGGTAAGGCCATATTAAGAGAAGTGTTTAAGCCATATATGAGCATGCAAAATGCTGATGAAAGAGTTAAATTTAAATACTTTTTAGGAAATCAATTATCAGATATTGGAATGAACTCTGGAATAATAGAATATTTATTAACATCAGATATAGATAGAAAAGGTTTCCAAGATGTTATTAACGGTACTAAAGAACTTAAAAATTCTACAAGAAGTTTATCTGCATTAATACCAGATGGCGTCACTTATGAGGAACATATCAATAATATTATACAAAATACAGAATTGTATGGTGGTATGTGGAAAGGTTTACTAAGATATTTTGGTTTTTATGATTCTAGCTCTACCTATAAAAAAGGTGACCAAGATAGAATTGATGGTATGCTTAACCAATTTGGATTATCAAACCTAGGTGAAGTACTAGTTGGTAACAAACAATTTATGAAAATTATATATGCTGAGGTTAAGCCAGAGATAAATAAATATGTACAAAGTGGTTTGCCTATGGATAACAATAAGATAGTTACTGAAGCAGTAGGCTCTGTTATTGCAAGGCATGTAAATAAGTTAGGCATTACTAAAGAAATGAAAGATGGCGAAGAAGTATATAGTTTATCTTATATGCCAATAGAAAAATATATAATAAATTCTGCACCTGGCATGCCTAGTAATATTAGTGAAAGTCCTGATCTTGTTAGAAATATTGCAATTGATTCTGTAAAAACATTTTTACAATTAAAATATCCTGACAGAATGGGAGATCCACAATTTTTTGCTGAGATAGATAAAGGTAATTTTAGATTTATTTATAATTATGAAAGTGGCCCTAATAATCCTACCTATACTGTATTGATGATGAATCCTGAAGATGCAAGTGATGAAGGAATACCAATAGCTACAGATTTTACATTTGATTTTAAGTTAAGTAATTTAAATGCTTCTTATAAAAAAGCTACTAGAGATATGAACAGTTGGAGTAAAGCTGCATACAGAATACTACCTTTTTTATATAAAAGAGAAACAAAACATATGATAGAAGACTACTTGGAAAATGACGATATTAATACATTTACCAATAAGTTTTTTAGATTAGCTAACAGAATAGGCATTGCAATAAAAGATAAACCTACTTTTACAATAAAAGAACAAAAAGCATGGAAAGATTGGTTAGAATCTTGGGTGCCAGGGTACTAAATGTTTAATGAAGAAACACCATTATTTATAACTCAAGAGTCAAAGAAGAATCTTGTTAATTCTTTGAACGATCATGACTTTTTTATGACTCAAGAAGTTATCGATAATCCACCTACTTCTACATTAAACATGGATAAACCTTTTTATTATAGAAGTAACTATGAACAAGATCTAAAAGCTAATATGAGGAAGTATAATATATTTCCAGCCATATCTAGGTTTTTAGAAAACCAGCAATTACCTGATGCTGATCCTAACTATGATCCATTTCAAGACCCACAGTTGGAAAAATATGGCTCTTATGTATGGAGGTTTGCTGATAGTAGTAGTGAAGCTGAGACAGCTTTAAGGATTGAAAGATTTGAACAAGATCGTGAAGATACCATGACAATAGCAGAATCTACTAATTTATCTCCTATGCTTATTGCAAGTGGTGCATCACCTCTTTTGGCTACACCAGTTGCACCTCTGGCTATTATGAGGTCTGGAAGTTTATTAAAAAGGTTTTTAGGGGGTGCTGCTTTTAGTATGGCAGTATATTTGCCAGAAGAAGCTTTTATTGATGCTATGTCTGAAGATAGACAAACATCTGATTTAATTTATCATTTAACTGCTGGATCACTTTTTCAAGGTATTTTTGCTTCTGCATTTGGCAAGCAAGGGTACAGAGGCTTTAGGCAGACTATGTTTAAATCAAACATGGCTTATGAACCTCCCCCTACCATTGCTAAAGAGTCTGATAACATGACACCAGCTGGACCAAAAGTAAACCCAGGTGTAGGTGCAAACATAAACCCAGCAAGTCCATTATATAGACAACAATTGTATACTATGATGGATGAAGACTCTCTTGTTGAAACTGGTGTTAAGTTAGAAAAGTTACCTTGGAATCCAGTACTTAGACTAGCACAAAGTCCTAATCCTATATCAAGAAAAGTATTTTCTAAGATAGTTGATGTAGGTGGTCTAATACAAAAGAAAGTTCTAAAAGAAGAAGCTATGGACCAATCTGTAGAAGTTAATTTTAGAACAAAGTATATAGGTTTATTAGTAGATGCAACAAGAAGAATAGATTTTGAATATTTACAGTATAGAGGATTACAACCTAGAAAAGGTGAGATAGGTCGTTCTGTACAAAAGATTAGACAAGCTATATCTGATAAACTTAGAGGTAACAATGGCAAAATATCTGATTATGACTTTAGAGTTAGAGTTACAAAAGCATTAAGAAATGGTGGCAAAGATTTAGTTGATGATACTGCAACACCTTTTGTTAATAAAGCTGCAAGAAATGCAAGACAAGTATTTAACAAAGTTAAAGACGAAGCACAAAGTGTAAAGTTATTTGAAAAAGAAGTAAGAGGTATAATTAATGGTTTAAAAGAAACTATAAGAAAAACTACTGATGCCACAAAAAAAGCAGAGCTAGAAGATGAGCTAAGAAATGCAACTGCAAAATTACAACAGATTATGCAACATGGTCCTAGTATAAATACTGCTAAAGGTTATGTTACAAGAATACCTAGAATTGATAAACTAATGGAAAATAAAGAACTGTTTATACAAAGGGTATCACAATGGGCATTGAGTGCTAATTTTGGTTATGACACAATAGCTGCAAGAAAGTTTGCACAAAAGGTTCATGACCAATATACAAGAAGCAAACCATATTTTGACTTAGATGAAGGTGTAAGCCAGATTGATTGGGTTAAAAACCCAGGATCTGTAAAAGAAAGAAGCTTTTTAATACCTGATGAAATTATAGAAGACTTTTTAGAAAACGATATAGAAGCAATACTGAGACATTATACAAAAACTATGGGAACTGACATAGAGCTTATGAGAATGTTTGGCAGTATAGATATGAAAAATATTCTAAAAGAAGTTACCGATGAATATAAACTGCTAATGAGAGATGTAAGTGGTCCAGCCTTAAAAAAATTACAGAGACAGATGGATAGAGACATAGCAGATATAAAAGGTCTTAGAGATAGAGTAAGAGGAACCTATGGTGCTAGTAAAGATCCACATCAAATGTCTAGCAGATATGTAAGAGCCATGAAGTCTTTTAATGTTATGGTTGGCATGGGCAATGCTACAATATCAAGTATACCTGATGTTATAAGAACAGTTATGACTGAAGGTCTTATGACAACATATGAAAAAGGCATATCAAAATGGTTTAGTCATGTAGATGACACACTAAAAAAACTAAAAGCAAGAGAACTTAGGGCAGCTGGTGTAGCTGGAGATGCATCATTAGGATTAAGATCTCATGCTTATGCTGACATAGGCGATACTTTTGGCTCTAGGTTTGGTGTTGAAAGAAAACTTTATAATGCAACTAACGTATTCTTTATACTTAATGGATTAAACTACTGGAATCAAATGATGAAAGAGTTTGCTGGAGGTGTCATTATGTTTAGAATGACAGATTCGATAATGAAGCCATGGGCAAGTCTTTCTACTAGTGCAAAAGAAAAATTACTAAAAGCTGGTATTGATGAAGTAGATGCCTTTAGCATGCAACAACTTATTACAAAACATGGTAGAAAAGAAAATGGTGAGTGGTTTCCAAATACTGATCTATGGCCTATGAAAGAAAGACAGTTATTTAGAAATGCTTTAAATCAAGCAGTAGATAGAACTATTGTAACACCTGGAGCTGGTGACAGAGCTTTATGGACATCTACAGAGTTTGGGTCACTCATAACTCAGTTTAGAGGATTTGGTCAAGGTGCAACTATCAGAGTCCTAACATCTGGCTTACAAGAAAGAGAAGGGGCTTTTTACCAAGGCGCCATCGGATTAATAGGATTAGCATATATGGTTAACCAATTTAAAAGAATACAATATGGTATGGACAGAGAACAAGACATGAGTGAAAAACTATTAGATGCTGTAGATAGGTCTGGTGTTCTTGGTTACTTTATGGATTTTAATAATGCATTAGAAAAGATTACAGATTACAAGTTAGGTCTTGGGCCTTTCCTTACTAATCGTGATCCTTTTCCAATGCCCTTTGGAGCTAAAATAGGTGCATTGTTTGGACCAGCTGCACAAAATGTGAATAATGCAATTGGTGTAACAGCAGATATACTAACAGGACAAGCTAATGCAAAAACATTAGAGTCAAGTAGATTTTTAGTGCCAGGGGGTAATATAGCTTATTTAGATCCAATTTATGATGGTATCTTTAATTACCCTAAGAATGTGAATAGTAAAAGTAATTAATATAATGGATAAATAAAGTATGGCTACTGTAGTAATAAATGATAATGACGCTAGAATCAAATATGACAATCAAGCTGTTGTTGCAAATGTAACAGAATTGATTATTGATTTTCCGTTTTTCTCATTAGATGACATTAAGGTAATTAGAACTGCCAGTGATAATACTGAAGTTCAGTTACAAAGAGGTACTGCAACAAATCAGTTCTCAGTAACAGGTTCAGCAGTTGATGATGGCTTTACTGGTGGTTTCATTAAACTAAATGATACTAATGACAATACATTTAGTTATACAATATTTAGAGACACACCAGTAGCAAGAACAAGTGACTTTCCAACTTCTGGGCCATTTAATATTTCTACATTAAATACAGAGCTAGATAAATTATTTGCAATCATGCAACAGTTAGAAACTGCTGTTGGTCGTTCTATGACATTAAAAGATTCTGACTCTGCAACAACAATTGATATTCCATTAACTTCTGCTAGAGCTAATAGATTGCTTGCATTTGATGGTTCAGGTAATACTGTAGCTGGTCCAACTACTGCATCTGTAGTTGATGTAGGTACACAGTTAACTGCTGCAACTGAAGCTGCATCTACTGCAACTACACAAGCTGGCTTAGCCTTGCAAGCTGCACAAGATGCAACAGATGCTAATACAAATGCACAAGCTGCATTAACTGCCGCTGGTATACCAAGTAGTTTATCAGGTCAAGGTGGTAAAATATTACAAGTTAATTCTGGTGGAACTGCATATGAACTTGCTGTTTCAGCAACAAATAATGGAGTTTTTTATGGACTCCGTGTCGACACTACTACTGGTCATCTAGTAGTAGATAGTACAACTTTAGGTGGTAGTGAAAGTTTTAATATAGATAACTATGATAATTACTTCTTTTCTTCTCCTAATATTGGATTTTCTTTAGATTCATCTGGAGATTTAATTTTAACCACACCGTAGGAGGTTCTATTGGCAACAATAAATGTAGGAAAACTAAGGGTAAATTGGAGAGGAGCATATAATGCCGCTACTGCTTACGAAGTAAATGATGCAGTATCCTACCAAGGTAACTCTTATATAGCAATTGATGCAACGACTGGGAATTTACCCACCGTAACAACTAAATGGAATGTTATGGCACAGGGTACAAATCCTTTAACAACTGCTGGTGACATAATGAGTCACGATGGGTCTAGTGCAATAAGAGTACCAGTTGGCAATGTTGGTCAAGCATTACAAGTAACAGGTGCAAACACATTAGGATTTGGTAACCAAAAAGGTTTTCAAGGTATTGATGTACTAGAGTCTAATGTGCCTTTATATGCAAATACAACAAACAATACTATTCCTGGCACAGATGGTAAAAGGCCTTGGTTAGCACAATATAATGGCAAATCAGGTGCTTCTGCTGATTGGATTCCTGTAGATGGTATGCCAAATGGTCATATGAGTCCAGTTAAAAGAGGTCACGATGAGTATATGGATAGTAGAACACAGTTCTTTTTTATAAACTCTAACCATGAAATAATGACAATGGGTCATTCTTCATATGGAAGTGGGTCATTTGACAATGGTAATTTTAATCCTAGAGTTCAAAGAAACCTTGCTTTATCTATGGAATTTGGTGGCATGGCTGCTGACGAAAAATTTGTTCGTATTTGGTATACTGGTAATTGGACAATGTATGCCCTTACAAATAAAGGTAATGTATGGGTACAAGGTGAAAATGGCCTTGGTCAATTAGGTTTAGGCGACACTAATGACAGACATCAATTAGTTAGAAATCCTTATCTTGGTCCAGATGCAACAAATAACAGTATTACATGTGAAGTATCAGGCATAGCAATAAATGATGCTAGAGGCTATCAAGGCATGGGTAATACTCATGCTTTCTTTATACTGCATGATGGTCGTGTTATGGCTTGTGGATGGGCTGGTAGTGGTTCATTAGGTAGTGGTAATACAACTGCTGTTAATATACCTACAATTATAAGTGGTCTTACAAATATATGTATGGTTGCTTGTGGGTATCGTGATACCTATGCAGTAGATACAAGTGGTAATGCTTTTCATACAGGTGCTGATACAAATAGCATGTCATCTTTAGGCAGTAGCAGAAACTCATTTGCACAAATGACTGCTGTAACAAATTGTCAACAAATTCTTAACTGTTGTACTTACTACTATAATGGTGCTGTAGCAGCTTCTGCATACTATATTAATACAACTGGTGACTTGTATGGTATTGGCTACAATGGTGTTGGTAATATAGCACAAGGTAATACAACTAGTCCTATTTCTACTTGGTCACAAATTGGTGGTAGTGAAAACTTTAGTGCAGTACAAGCTGCTGGTAATGCTACAACATTGAGTGTACTAGCTTGGCTTGGCAACTCATCTGGTCAAGATGGTCCAGGCGATATGTATACTTATACTATAGCAGCTAATACTGGCATGCCTTTTAGAATGTTTGGTTACAATAATAATGGTCAACATTTACAAGGTGACACAACTGCTAATCAGTCTGTTAGAACACCAAGTACTAATACATTTAATCCAAGTGGTGTGCATGTACACAATACTGTTAGTGCTAGTGCTGATGGATCTATAACTAAAACTGGACTTGTATTCCCAAGAAATAACATGAAAGCATGTTTTCCAATAAGAACAAGTGGTTATAACTCTCCAGGTTGGTGGGGTATAGATACTCAAGGTCGTCTTTGGATGTGGGGATATATGGCACAAGTTTTTGATAGAAATGCTAATACAGGTGCTGAGACATTTAGCTTAGCTTATAATTTCCCATGTCCTGCTCAGCATACATTAACTGGACAAACTGCATGGTGGGCTGGAGAAGTAGATAATTCATTTGTTGATATTCAATCTGCTGGTCATTACTATAGTGGTTATTGGACTCATTTTGCAAGAATGAGTAATGGTGATCTATATATGATAGGCAACAATTATTATTACCAACATGGATGTTCTCAAAACGTACATCATCATTGGTGGCATAAAAGAAACCCATAGGAGCAAACATGACATTTACACCTCATTTAAAAAGAAAGTTATATAAAACAGTTCTGAAGAGAAATCAGATAAAACATCCAGACACTCTTCCATCACCTGATGGAGCTGGTAAAGATCAGGATTATGTAAAACCAATTATATGGCATGAAATAGGGGATAAGATTTACGCAACAATGTGGGATGATTACGCAACACAGTATAACAAGTTCAATGCTAATAAGTTTGTATTAGCTGATTCAGATGATGCAACTAAAGTAAAATCTTTGTTTGATAAAGAAGTTACAAATGAAATAAATCACGAAGTTACTAATAAATATACTGCTACACAACTAGCAGTACCAACTGATGCTATAAAGAAAGATATTACTGCAATAACTAAAAAGTTTAATGACATGTACGATAGCATGGTAATAATAAAATAGTGTGGCATATTATATTGGAATATATGCCTATGCCTAAATTATCAGTACAAGAAGTGAAAGCAGAGTTAGACACACATGAAGCTGTGTGTGCTGAACGATGGAAAGAAACAATATTAAGAATTAAACGTATTGAACATATTATGATTGGTACTGCTGGTACAACAATTGTTTTATTGATAGGTTTGCTTGTGAGGTAAAATGGATCCAGCCACTATTGGGTTGTTATTAACTGGTGCAACCAAAGCATTTAATTATCTAAAACAAGGAGTGGCCCTCGGTAAAGATTTAGAATCCATGTCCAGCCAAGTGTCCAAATGGATTAGTTCAAGTAGTGACATTGACCACATGGAGAAAAGGGCTAAGAATCCTCCATTAGTCCTATCTTGGCTCAAGGGTGGCACTATTGAACAGGTCGCCCTTGAGTCTTATATGGCAAAGAAAAAGCTAGACAAACAAAGATACGAACTTAAAAATCTAATTAATATGTCATATGGTCCACAAGGTTGGAATGAACTTATGGCATTAGAAGGTCGTATTAGAAAAGAACGTCAAGCAGCTGTATATGCTAGACAACAAAAGATGGACAAAATACTTAATTGGATTGGCATTGTTGTCTTATCTATTACTATAATCGGCTTAATACTCTTTATGGCTTGGCTCTATAGAGAAAAGAAGTTTGGTAGATTATGAAGCCAGCTTTTGTATTGTTGTGTTATCTTGCTGGCAATCCAGCTGGACAGTTACACTTAGCAAGTGTTAATAACTGTGTATATTTTAAAAAGTTTCTTACAAATCAAACAGTTAAGATTGGTGAGGAAACAAAAAACTATGAGTGTTATTGCAAACTTGTTAAGGTAAATAATCAGATGAGATTATACTAATGGCAATATTTGTAGATACAGATCATTCACAGAAAAAAAAGGTTTTGCCTGATGCAAGTGGCACGATCATGCTTACAAGCCTTACAGATGCAGATGCAAGTATAGGCATTGTACCTGTTGCAGCTGGTAGGTTTAACTTGAATGGTGGTCATGTTAAAGCAAAGAATCTATCTTGTAGTAGAACTGGTGTTGGTAGTTACAGATTGACATTTGGTACTGCAAGACCAGATTCAAACTATGTTGTTACAGCACAAGTTATAAAAGACCCCAATGTCTTAATGGAAGATCTTAATATACATGTAGCTAATAACTCACAACAGACAACTCATTTTGACGTAGATATATATGAAAGAGAGAATCCTGATATAACAGTTGAAAGTGGTTTAACTCTTACTGATTTATTTAGTCCTAATGTAACAATAGTAACTGCTGAATATAGTAGAGGACAGCCAGTAGTATTTGGTTGTGAAGTGGTGTTTCCTACTTCTGTTACTACAGCTTGTACTCTATGGGAACATGGGGGAGGTGG